GAGCTCGGGTAGGGTCCAGGGTTGGCCGTCGAGAAGATGTCACACCATAATGGATTCTGTTGTGTCGTGTTGCGGACGCCTTGCCGGTTCCGATAGGTGCCGCGGTCGAAGGTGACCACGAGAGACTCGGCATAGTAGGTGCCGTTGTTATCGAGGATGTTGAACGGAGCCGCGCCTAAGGCCGTGCCCTTCGGAAAGAATCGGATCACTCTATAGGGGTCGACATTAAAATCCCAGCCGGTGAGCGAGCTCAGAGAGTTGAACGCCTGGCGGACGGTAACCCAGTTAAAAAGCTGGTCAGGGAACGGTACAGGAACGCCAGGATCGCCTTCCTCATCGTATGTGAATCCGTCAGCCGCAAGAATCGTGTTGACGATATCGCGCACGATCGCGCTCAGCGAGCCGCCCAAGAAGGCGTCGTAGTATTTGCCGACGTAGCGCCGGTCCAACAGATTGGAAAAGTCCGTGCATTGCACCATGCCGCCTGATCCGAAAGCCGTATTACCGGCAAGCATGATGCTCGAAGACGCCATGTAGGCACCCTGCCCTGGCTTCTCGACGGAACCCCCAAAAACGCGGACACCCTTTCTATACACCAGCACTTCCTGACCGACTTGAGGCACCACCGTGGGGTCAGCGCCGCTCGGGTCGAACATCTGAAACTGTGCGGTCATCGAATTGCTGAGGGGATTGTTGATCTGGAGAGAGTTGGCCAGCATGAAGCCAGTACGGTCGACACCGTCTACGAATACGGTAAACGGTCTGAGAATGATAGCACCTGGTCCAAAGGCCTCGGCTGATGGAATGCCGTAGTTGCCGTGTATCCCGAAAACAAGGGCGCCTCCAGTTACGCCGAAGGCTTCCGCGCTCGGTATTCCAGTACTGCCCACAATGAACTGCGTATTTATGGAACCATTCGCCCCGAATGCTTCCGCCGAATGAATGCCAGCGGTTCCCTGGATGGTGTTGGAGATTTCCGCGGCTGTGCTTCCGAAAGCCTCGGCTGAGATGATGCCAGCCGAACCCTGAAGCCTTTGGACGTCGCCGACCTGGCCGCCAACTGAACCGAAAGCCTCAGCCGATGGTATGCCTGTAGCGCCGACGATGTTGTTAGTCCCAGTGCCCAACGAATACATCGTCCGCGACTGGTGCATCGCGTTCGGGTTGACATAGAGCGCCGCAATTTCGCTCGCGTTGAGTTTGCGCGTCCAGATGTAGAACCGCTCGGCGATGCCGTTGTAAGGATGGCTGCCGCCGAAAGCTCCGTCGCCGATGATGAGGTCGTGATTTCCAGATTCCGTCGCTGTGCCGCTTCCGTTTGTAACTGTGGACAGCGGAATGCCATTGATATAAAGGATCGATGTCTTAGTCGCGAAGTCCCATACACAGGCGAACTGATACAGCTTATCCGTAGGAGCTGTGGCGTTGCCGCTCGAATTAGCGTGATTGGAGGTCGAGAGAACCACAAAGAAGTTGATCTGCTCGGCACCCCCGCCTCCGTTCGCTGTTACGCCCCAACCGCCCGCAACATTGGCGTCCGTTTTCGTGAAAACGCGTTGATTGTTATCGCTGTTCTGCGGTAAGTGGATCCAGCCCATCACGGTGAATGGGCCGGTCTGAATGTTGAGGTACTGCGTGCCGGGCCAGTGAACGCTCTGCGCGTTAGCTTCGACGAAAGAGAGTGCTTTGCCGCCACGGCCGCCGATCGAGACGCCGGCATCGGTCCACGCCGGCAGTCCGGTTGTGCCCTGGAGCAGACCTTGTGTCTGCCAGACGGAATCAATCGGCGCGAGGCCGCCGCCTTCATTCAGCAGGATGGCCGAGATGAGCTTGTCGCTGAGGCCATTGCCCCAGTTCACGCCGCCTAGCGGTGGCTTTAGGCCGTACCCTTTCTTGATGATGCCGAACATCTATGCAACAGTCTGATAGACGCCTTGATACCACGCCGACGCGATCGAAGCGTCGAAAGCAGCGCCGCTTTTATTTTCAACGACGATGCCCCAGTGGTCCGGTAGGATTCCCCCAAACGCCTGAGCGACGGAGAACGGGCCGCCGTCATAGGAAACCGCGTTAGCGACCATGTTGATGACGCCGATGAGCCGCATGTTCGGCGGGCTTGTCAGAGTGATACTGCCGTCCGTCCCACTCGCGCCATCGGTGTAGGTCGTTCCACCATCCGCCGTGCCGTAGGCGTACACATTGGCGTACCCCGTGGCGCTCACGCTGCTCGCGTTGCTTTTGAGCTTCAGGAACACCAGAGCATCCAGGTACAGATTGGTGGTGTTGTCAACAGCTGTCGACTGGCGCTGTCCGTTGTTCGCCAGAGACGTCAGCGTGCAGGTGATTGTCTGGTTGTTTGAGCCAAAGGCTTCTTTGACGCTAGACATGTGTGTGGCTCCTAGAGTTTGAAGATTTTGTTCGAGTCAGTCGCCCAGCTCACGTCGATATCGGCGCCATTCGGTGTAACAGGAAGACCACTATAACTATCGATGTAGGCGATAAGCCGTGAAGTTCCAGCCGTTCCCGTGTCGTCGTAGATTACGATCGCGCCCGCCGCGGGCCCAGCAGCCACGGCGGTGAACACAGTATTCGCAGCGTTGAAGACTCCGGCAGTAGTCGTTTTGCTGGCAAGATTTGCTGTCGTTGCGATGCGGTCGCCAGAGGCGATCGCGCTCAAGAACTGGTCGTTTGCAAGATCAACGACGTAGTGTCCGCCGCCTGTGTGGACGAGCACCACTTTGATATTGTCGGTGGCAATCGCGATTTCGCCTTTCAGAAAGCTTTCGCGGCCGTGGTCATAAATTCCGTCTGCCATTGGTTCTCTCCTATAGTCTCGTGGTTCGTATTCCGATCTGAGTCAGCTTGGCAACCATCGACTGTGCCATCTGGTCGGATAGGTTGGCCATCGCCTGCTGGCCGACAATGGTCGAGCCAGTCAGGTTGACGTGCAGGGTGATGTTCTGCACCTGGCCACTGACGGTCGGCTGGTTCGGCACGCCCAGAGCGGCCGCGCTGATGACGCCGCCGCCCGGGCCGAGCGTGGCGGGCGTGTAGCCGCCCGTCTGCAACGGCATTGAAGCGATGACACCCTGACCAGCGAGGGCAATTTGAGCCGCAGCCGTTTGGGTGGCGGTCGCCAGAGCGGCAACGCCTTGAGAGGCGACAGCCAGCGTAGAGCTGACGACGCCGGCGTTGTTGGCCAGCATCGCCACTGAGCCAGCGGCGGCTGTAGTCGCGACCGTGGTGCTGTTCATGGCGTTGGTAACGCCCATGGCTGCGTCAAGCTCTTGGCCGGCCGCCGCTACGGCCTGGTCGGCTACGGCTTTCAGCTTGGCGTAGGCCGCCGTTCCGACAGCAGCCTGCGCCGCCGCTTCGAGCGCGTTGGCGGTCTGGGCGTCCTGTAACGCTTTGGTGAGTGCATTGGCCACCGTGGTCGCGGCCGTGGCGACGACAGCGGTCGACGCAGCGGACTGATTGAAAGGTTGGCCGGTCACAGGATTGGTATTAGCCATCGCGTTCTCTTGCTGGATCTTATTCCATGTGTTGATGGCCGCCTGCATCGGATCGAGCGTGATGTCGTTGTGCAGCGCTCCAAAGAAGCCACCGAGCGCGCCAGCCATGGTCGGTGCCTGGATCACATCGCCCGGTTGGACGCTAAGCGTCATCGGAGCGCTCTGACCACCCATCGCAGCCGCGAGGTCGGCCGAGATACCTGCACCTTCCGTGCCACCTAGTCCCATCTTGCCGCCACGACCGCCACCACCGCCCCGGCCTATCCCAGACACCGCACTCGCCGCAGCGTTGGCGCTCGTGGTCACCTGGTTTGCCGCATCGGCGATGGCATGGATGCTGTCCACGACCGCACCGCTTGAGTTAACGAACGCCTGGTCGGCGTTCGACCAGGTCATCATTCCGTCAGCCGCATCCGAAAAGACTTTCCCAGATTGATCGGCTTGGTCGTTGACTTTTGCGATTGAACCAGTGAGTACCTCGATGCTAAGCGAATCCTCATTTGCGGCTTCGGCAGCGTTTCGATGGGCCCCTGCGATCACCTGTATCGACTGGCCCATCGTTGACAGGTAATCCATGTACTTTTTGTCGGAAATGTACAGCGAGTCCGACGCGGTAGCGTGGTCAGCAACCGCCTTCGCCGCATCCATATGCGGCTTAACCGAGCCCTCCGCAGCCGCACCAGCCTTAGTCGCCGCATCCGCCGCTGTAGCCGAAGCCTTCGCCGCCGCTTCCTGGGCGTTGGTGTATGCCGTCTGCGCGGGCGTCAGCGCTGTGAAACCGCCAGCCTGTCGCGCCAGAGAATCGTTCAGCTTGTCGTTAGCGGACTGGATCGACGCCAGCGCCTTCGTGCCCGCCGCTTCCATCGACGGGTAATGGCCTGTGATGAGCTGTATGGCGTCGGCGAGCGCCTTAAGAGCTCCATTGAGAGCTCCGATGGGTCCGAGCAAATCAGACCAGTGAATCGAACTGACCGCGTCCTTGACCTGTTGCCAGAGCTGCGTGAAATTCGGCAGGTAAGCTCCCAGGCTTTTGATCGCATCACCCACCGGCCCGAGCATCCCGAGCAGGCTATTGAAAGCCGACGCAACCGCGCCGCCGATTAGCTGCGCGAGAGAGGAAAGGGAATCCTTGAAACTGTTCCAGGCCGGTACACCGTCCGAGAGCACCTGGTTGAGGTCGGTGAGGTTCTTAATCAGCTCCTTGACCTGGTCCCACAGCACCACCACGGCCGCGATGCCAGCCGCAGCGGTCAGGAACCCGAGGATGGCCGTCTCTGCGCCCACGAGAGCGCCCGTCATGCCCGTCCCGACAGCCTCAACCACGGTGCCGATCGACGCGACGAATCCTGGGAGCGTCACAGTTACCAGCGTGCTGATCGACGCTCCAAATGCAGCAATCATCGGGATCGCATCCGCAGCCGCCGTGGCCGCCAGTCCGAATCCACCAAGCGCAACGACTAACGGCGCGGCGAGAGCCACGATTAGACCGAGCGCTACAGCTACGTCTTTCACTGGTCCAGGCAGTTTGTTGAAGGCGTCCACTGCCGCTTGGATCGTGGGCACGATATTCGTACCGATGAAAGTCAGAACGGCGCTGATGACTGGCGCAAGCGCCGCACCGATCGACTCCATGACGAACTCGACTTGCGTGCCCAGATTCTTGAACTGTCCAGAGATAGTCTGGGCCTGCTCCGAGGCCACGCCGCCGAATTTGGCGAGCGCTTGGGTGAGGACGTCAACGCGTTCGGTCTGATCCAGAGCTTTGAAAGCCTTGGTCACTTCGGATGTCGAAACATCCATTACTTTGGCCAGGTCAGCGCTGGACATTCCCAACTGCGCGAGCGAACGCCCTACGACAGCACCGGAACTGGAGAAGCGGTCAAGGATATCGACAGTGTGGTTAAAATCGGTACCCATGGTCGCTGACGCATCAGCCGCGGCCTGCAGCAGCTTTGGTATTTGCTCAGCCGAAATGTTGAACGCCCGCATGCGGGTCTCTGCCTGTACGAGAGCCGGGAACGAAAGAGCATCAGCGACGGCCAGCGTCTTCAGTTGCTCTAAAATCTTGTCAGCTTCCTCAGCACTGCCCGTCAGGGCTGTCAACGAGACGGCAGCTTTTTGGACATTGCCGAACGTGCTGAGCGCTTCCTGACCGAACTCCTTGAGTCCTTCGGTCAAAGCGAGCGCCTCGCCGAAAGCCAGCATCTTTTCCCAAAAGTTCTCGACCTCTGGCGCGGCCTCTTCCGACGAATGACCAACATCCTGAATTGCGGTAGCGGCCTCTTGCGCTGAACTGGCGACGGGTTGCAGAGCTTTGTCAAGCTGGTCAACCTGGTCGGCCGCTCCGGTCGCAGCATCGCCCGCAGTGTTAGCGGCGTCAGCCAGCGTCGTCATCTCGTCGCCGGAACTCGTGATGCCGGATTGCAGCGATTCGAGGTTCTTGGCGATGTCCTCGGTGCTCGTTCCGAACTGGCTCAGTTGCTCGCTGGCTGTGACGGCGGACGATCCTACGGCTTCGATTGCTGCCGGAATGCTGTCGAAAGCCGCCTGCACTTGGCTCGCGACCTGGCTGGCCGTAGACGGAATCTGGTTCAGTGCGGCTTCGAGTGGTGAAAGATCACCGCCTACGGTAATGACGAGGTCGCCAGCGCCGCCTGGGTTCACTGAGGCGGCCTCATGCCCATCATGACTGCCTGGACGCTGGCCGGTTCCATCAGGCCGTCACGCGTACCGAGCTTCGACCAAGCGCCCTGGCCCGTAGCCGCCGCGTCAATCACGGCCTTGGACATGGTGACTTGTGCATCAGGATTCTGGGCTTGCAGGCGAGCCAGGTATTCCTCTGGCGTCTCGGTGGCTCGCCGCATCTGGGCGATGGGATCCGCGGGTGCCGCGAGTTGGTTGGTGAGCGCGCGGCCGGTGAGGAGCGAAGCGTTGCGCTTCTCGCGCTCAATGAACGCCTCGAAGAACTTATCGAACTGGCGGGGAGTGAGCGACCAGAACTCGGCGCGCGACAGTCCGATTTCGACGACTGCCGTGGCTTCCATCGCTAGATACCGTTCCTCCCAATCTACTGGACCGCTTTGTCGGGTTCGGTTTGCTTGCTCTTCTTGGGCGACGCCAGTGCTTCCAGAGCCTTCGACGCCCGCTCGGACTCCGGTGATGCTTTTTTTTGCGCTTCCACAATCGCCAGCGCGTAAATCGGCAGCTCGGGCACCTCTATATGCTTCATGATCTCTTCAGGCGAGATGTCGACCACGTGTGCCAGACCCGCCGATAGTACCTTGGCTACGCGCTCGATCGCCGCAATGCCCTTGACTTCGGCGGGAATGAAGAGATCAATCTGGTGGTTGTTCCAGAGGTCGGAAAGATCCGAGAGCCGGAACTTGACGGGGTAGATGTTGTCACCGAGTTTAACGGTGGGATGCTTTACAGGATCAGCGACTTGCGACGGTTGCATAGTTGCGAACCATCATACTACACTTCACCCTTTTCGCCAGCAGTCGCCTGGATGGCCGAACGCCGAGCTTTAGGAGCGGCAGGAGCGGCCGCGGGTTGCGGGGTAGCCGCAGGCTGAGAGATAGCTGGCGGATTCACTGCGCCTTGCGCCTTGATCTGAGCAACCGCAGCTGGCGCAAGGGTCGATGGGTCCATCTAACCGGGGAATCCGGTTCCGTGGACGGCGCCGGTGATGGTGATGTCTACCGCGGCCTTCACCACGTCCGCCACGGCTTCGGTCAAGGAGCACTTGCTCACGAAGCCCTGGAAGGTGTAAGCCGTCGCGTCCTGATCGGGGAAGATGAGCCGGAAGTCGATCGGCGCTCCCGTTATGCCGCCAGCGCCGCGGTTGACGAACAGCGTCAGAAGGTTCTGGTGGCTCGCGAGCATCGGCTGCCAGAATGCGGTAAACGAGATGTTGCCGCCTTCGAGCAGCGTGACAATCTTCTGGCGCCAGGGTCCGACCTGTCCGCCCGTCACCGAGGACATGGCGGTAACGTCAACGACGTTGCCCTGCAAGCCTGGCCCGGTGATGCTGCTGACACTCGCGATGGTGGTGAAGCTCTCGGGCGATGCTCCATTGCCCACCTGAATCAGGGTGTTGATGGCCGGAAGTGCGATAGGTTGAAAACTCATGCGTTTCTCTCCTTACAGGTGGTCTGAAAAATTGAACGTGACATCGATTTCGAGCTTTTGCAGCGGTGGCTGTGTCTGCGGCTCAATGAGCGTCCGCGAATTGTACATGAAGAATCCAGGCTGCGGCTGGATTGCGGGTGACGTTGGCCCGTTGTAGGCGTCGAAGGTTCGGAAGACAGCGAGCGTCGCCTGGTCGATCTGGTCGAGCACAACGGTCCCGTTCTTGGTCGTCGCAAAATAGGTGATCTGAAACCGGGCCCGTCCGACGTTGGCCTGGTTCGAGCCTGCGCCGTGAGCGAAGAGCCGCGGGCTGGCGACGCGCTGATAGCGGCCGGCCGGGTAGGCGATGATTCCGTTCGCGAAGTTTTGCTGTGGGATCTGCTTGTCGTAGAACGCGATGTTTCCGCCAGCATCCCGCGCAAGTAGCGCTTGGATGGCCGCGCTGCCGACGATGGCCTGGTAAAGCTGTTGTTCAAGGCTTGGCACATTACAGCCTCTTCCCCGCGGTCGCGTTCATCGCTTCGTCGAGCGAGCTGAGCACGCCCTCGCGGATGGCCTTGTCGGCCTCGTCGCGCTTGTTTTCGAAAGCCGGCGCCATGTAGGGCTGGGCTGCCTGGTCGTAGTGCCGCCCGAGCGAGTCAGTGCCCATAAAGCCCTTCTCGATGCGCCGCGCATAAGGCGGGTCAAAGCCGTAGGGATTGGCGGCCTCGACGACGGGCGTGACCGCGAGTACTTGACGCTCGACGGTATCCTCGACCGTCTCGGTATGAATGTGCTCCTGGAGGTTGCCTGTGTCCACAGGAACGAGCGCCTTGGCTTCCGCCTCGAAGAGTCCCGCGGCTTCGGCCACGCCCAGCTTAAGGCCGGTGCGCGCCGCGTTCTTGAGGTAGGACACCTTGAGCGAGAGTTGGTCAAGGCCCGACATTGTGACGGTGAGATTCATTGTGTCCACACCCTCAGCGCGAGGCGCGTCATGACGTTGTTCTCGCTGTCCGATTCCACGGCCATGATTTCGTACGGCACGCCGTCCACAACCGCCTGGTTGGCTTGGATGATCTGCGGAAAATACCCGTCCAGTAGCAAGTGAAACTGCGTCTGCGTCTCGAATTGCTGTGGAGCACGCACGGTCGCCTGCTGGTTGGGATTGTAGGGCCGCTGAATGGCCTTCCGGCACGGGATATTGACCAGCCCAGCGACGTTGACCCAGTCCGTTAGATCCGGCTGGCCGGTTGTGCTGACGGCTCCGGTACGCGCCTGAATCGTGCATTGCGAAACGAAAAGGTCCGCTTGCTCCACGATCGGAATGACCTGGCCAAACTCGTAAGTAAGCGACTGGTTCATGCGCCGCTCTGCCTCTGAACTTGCTTCCAGAATCGATCGCGGAAGCTGAAGTAGTCGTTGCACATTTCGATGATGGCGAACGCGCCCGCGTTGTCGTCCATGTCGAGGTACTGCTGAGCCGTCTCGCGCAACTGAATCGAGGCGTCTGAGCTGTCGAGCTGCACGTCCAGGAGCTTTTTGACCGACGCCAGGCGCGCCTTGTTCGCCGCGACCGCGTTGAGCAGGTAGGCCGCCACGCGCAGATAGCTGATGGGCGAGCTCGGAAGATTCTGGCCGGCTGGCGGCGTGTAGAACATGCTCGACTGGAAGTTAGCTTGCACGACGTTGTACATCGCCGTGATTTCCTGATCCTCGAAAATATAGATCGGGTTTCCGTTCGGGTCGAACTGTTGGGTGTCGGAGATCAGCAGGCGCGGGTAGTCGATCGCTGGATTCAGCGTCGGCGGACTCGAAGTGGGGCCATAGCTAAAAGACATGCTGAGAAACACCAACGCCGCCAAGCCGCCGCTACCCAGCACCAGCTTGACGGCGCATTTCATGAGAGGACCGTCGTTAGACTCCCAGACCAGTGCTGGCGACCGTCGAGCGGCCATCAATCTGCGTACCGCCGAAAACGCCGACGATTTTCATGTCCTGATCCATCGAATAGAAGTCTCCCATCATGGCATCCACGCCGCCGCCCATCCGCTGCGTGTTCGGCAGCTTCTGGTAAATCTGCGGCGTTTCGTAGCCGTTCAGGAAGCCGACTTCGACGCAAGGACGATTTTGAGCGTTGGGGTCTACCACGATAGCCCAGGAAGTCGGGGACGCGGCGCCGGTCACCACGATCGGGATATAGGGGTCGAGAATCGGCACCATGTCCCGGATGGCCCAGTTGTTCGTCTGCAAAAACTGGCTCGGGAAACCCTGGGCGTTGCCCGTGCCGCCCTCGGTCTGAATCCAGTTCGAAATCTGATTCATCAGGTTCATGGCCGTGGCTTTGAGCGAAGGCCCGTACACTAGGTACATCGTCCCGGTGATGAGAATCGGGTCGCCGGTCGAGTCCCGCATGTTGGCAAGGACCTTCAGCGCGTCCTGGATGCCCTGAATCGAGAGCGCCGGGTTGTTCGACGCCGCGCCGTTCGCTTTGTTGATGATGTTCTTGTAGCCGGTGGCGTACAAGAGCGCGTTCGGGCCGTTCGAGTCGAAGAACAGGCCGGTGATGAACTTCGAGATACCGCGGTTTCCCGCGATCGCGAGCCGGTTGGCCAAGTCGCGGAAAATGCCCAAGTCGTCATTGACGAACGCCCGCCAGTTGACCGAGGTCATGGCCTGGTAGAGCTCGGGCTGATAGGTCAGTGCCGCAGTGCTCGTGGCCGGTGAACCATCCTGCGGGTTCGGGCCGATCAGCGCGCGCTGAGGCGGCGGTGCCGCGGCGTCCATCGCAGTGAATGGAGTCACCACGCCGTCGAGCAAATAGCGTTTGACCACGCGGAAGTCGCGCAGCGGATGCACCTTCACGAGCGGCTTGTTGACGATTGGGTAGGCGTTGTAAAAGCCGTAATACAGCCGGTCAAGCACGTCAACGAAAAGCGCCTGGTAATCCGTGACGCTCATCGTTTCGCGCAATCCCAACTGGCGGCCGCCCGGATCGCCGTAAACGCCAGGATACTTCTCGGCGATGTAACGCACGAAGATTTCGCGCGTCGGTGTCATCGCCTCGCGGAAAATAACCGCGTCCTCGCGGCCGCTCAGCACGTCCGAGTACAACTTCGCGGCGGCTGCGACGCGGTGCACTGGAAAGCGTTTCTGGATCAGATGCCCGAAGCCCTGCATGGAGGGATGAGCCTCAACCGGAGTACCGAGCTGGTAGGCGCCAGCGCTGCCCATTTCTGAAACTTTAGTTTTCACGTTTATGCTCCGTGGGGTAGCAGCACGGTGGCTGCGGTGTTCGTCACGCCCGCCGCGATTGCGGGGTCGGACGGGTCGAGATAGCCGAAGAAATTGTTCGCCGTGTTGGCGTCGATGGTGAGGTTGTACAGCACGTTGGTGGCCGGGTCCAGCGTTCCCGTGGCATAGAGCTTGTCACCGGGATTGATCTTGTGCGTGGTCTGCGGACTCTCGACGGTCTGACCGACGACGGTCAGCGTGAACGAGCCGCCGATCAGCACTGTCGTACCGCCGTTGTCAGACTGGTAATTGTCCAGGGCAACGCAAGGGACGAGGCCGACCATTAGCGGGTCGCCGGCTTTGATGGTGGGCGGGCAAAGAATGAAGCGCCGGCTGGTAGGGGTGCCGGTAAATTTTTGGTCCTGCATTAGGCTGCATCCTCCCGTCCGCGCACCGCGAGTTTCGCCTGCGCCTCAGTCATGCCGAGGGACTCGAAGACGTCGCGCGCCTCGCGCTTCGATTCCTTCAGCGCCTTCTTTTCGCGCTTGGCTTCCTTCGGGTCGATGGGCGTCACGCTGCCCATGCCGACCACGCGGCCAGAACCGGTGATACTGGCCAGGTATTCGCCCTCGGCTTTGGCTTCCGCTGCCACCGCTTCGCCGAGCTTCTTTTCGTCCAGCGCTTCGCTCAGGTCGAGCGTGGCAACCGCGCGCTCCACCACGCGTTTCTTCGCGAGCTCAGGCAGCGTTACCGCTTCCAGCAACGCGAAAGCCTTCTCGCGTGCCGTCGCCGGAAGCGTCGCTTTCCGCACGCCGGCTTCGACGAGCTTTTGAACATCTTCAGCCGTCATGTCTTCGACTCCTTTTTGAGATTGGGCGCTGCGCGCCGCTTCGGTGAGAATCATGCCGCCAGCGCCGGCGCGTGTGACCACGTCAACCGACTCGGCGCTCGTCAGCTCGGTCAGCACGGGCAGACCGTCTTTCTTCTGATTGGACTCGGCCTTGCCGCTCGCCCGGATGGACATGCCGACATGCGCGGCCTTCTCTTCGACTATCTGGGCGTGATCGGCAAACACCTTCATGCGCGCATAAAGACCGGGGCCTTTGGCGTGCGACTCGCTGTAGGCGGCCGTGGTGGTCAGGACGCCGGCCAGGTTCTTGACGTCGCCCTCGGGCCGCTGCGATTCCTCGGCCAACGTCGGGTGATTCAGGTAAACGTGCGTGCCGGCCTTGAATACTTTCGGGCCATCGCGTTGCAGAACTTCCTTGGGGTAGAACGCCGAACTGCCTTTGCCAGGCGCGATGAGCTTGATCTCGTAATCGGCCTTGGCTTCCTTCAGCACGATGGTTTCGAGCGTCGCCACTCCCTCGGTGAGCTTCAGCTCGTCATCAGCAAAGCGGAAACGCAGACCTTCGGTCGAGTCTTCGCTGCCGCCCTGCCAGGCCTTCGGCAGATACTTTGACCAGCCTTTTTTCTTGGCGATGCGGATGATGTTCGACTTTAGCGTCGAGGTTCCGTAGTTGGCTGAACCTGCGCGTCCCATGGACCGTACAGCCGCCATCACGTCGCCCGGTTTCAGAATCGGGAAGCTCTTGCCTTTGCCGGCGAATGAGCCGGCGTCCGCCGCGTCGCGTTCGTCCTTCGAGATGAACCGCTCGTACAGGGGAAGTCCGGTGTACAGCTTCTCTTTCTTGAACGCCGATTCCATCGAGGCGTAGTGGTCTTCCTCGTCGGCCTCGGGCACGTAGCTCGTGACGGGCAGAACGTCTTCAGCGTTCTCCATGTCGAGGCTCGCCGTTGATGCTCCGTTGGCCTGAGTGATCTGGTAGGGAACACGCTTCAAGTCGCCGCCCATCGACAGGATCACTTCGCCGGAAGTGGAATCGCCGTAAATGTCACAGACGCAACCGCCAACGTCCTCTGCGGCATCGCATAGCCAGCGGTAGAGGTCGTTGTGGGAAAGCTCGTCGGCCTGTTCCTGGAGTTTGGTCGCTACCGTCTGAAACGCTTCGCTCAGTTTCATGTGGCTTTTCAGCATGTTGGCACCTACAGGTTGCGGTGAACAAGCGATTACACCTAAACTGTTGGGGATGACTTGCTCGAAATGCCACGAGCGGGAAAAGCAGCCCAAGCACGCTTGGTGCCGCCAATGTCTTAGCGCCTACGAGAAAGCCAACCGGGCGCTGCGGCGCGAACGGGAACTGAAAACGGCCTTCTGTCGCGGTTTCGAAGCCCTTAAGGCCGATCTGACGACGGTGTTCCTACGGATAGGCCGGGCCGAGATGAACGGCTACAGCGCCGCCGAAATCGTCAAGAACGCCAAGCCAGAGGTTCCACGTGGCACATTGCGTGTAACAAACTGAAAAGTCACTTGATGCCCGCCGCCACCGTGTCCCATACTCCCGAAGTCCCGGTCGTCCAATCAGTGCTGTACGTTCCAGGCGGCAGAATTTTGTAAGCCGGATAGAATCGTGCGCTGTCCGCTGTATTCAGAGCTGAAAACGAATTTGTAGGCCCGCTCGATAGGGTGGTCGTGGCATGCCAAGCAGCCGCGAACACGACTCCCCCGACAGATGTAGTCACTGCAAGGGTGGCCGGATTATTTGACGTACCGCTGTTCGTCGTTGGTGTCCCATCCGCTCCTCCCGTAGCGAGTCCGCTCCACTCCGACACGTTTACTGACGAGTTGCTTGGAGCGGCGGTGAACACAATCGCGACTGTTGTTCCCGGAGTGCCGGTGAGCGCGCCTGTGGACCAAATCTCTACATCTCGGTTAACCGGAAGGCTGGATTTGATTTTGGTCCAGGTGGCACCTGTCGAAGTGATCCCGCTGATGCTGACGGTTAAATCCGAGTTTCCTCCCTGAAAAACCAGAAAGTGTCCCGCAATTGGCGCGCTGGAAAACGTACAGGTAGCCGTTGCGACGACCAGTGGGCAACTGATGGTCTGTTGAATGGGCGCTGGAAGATTACCGCTACTTCTCGCGCCAGGCCCAGGGAAGGGCAACGCTTGACCCAGCAGCGCAATGGCTAGTACGTTGGCAGCGCCGAAGAGCCTCAGCAGAGCTCTACTGGACACCGGCATTTTGACTATTCGTGATGGCCGCTTGTGCGTTTTGGATCGCAGCCTCGTTGGTTACGATGCTCTGGGCGACAAAGGTCCTGATGATTTGTTTGAACCAGAGCGGCACGGTCGGATAGAGCAAGACGTTCACCGTCGCGCCGCTCAGATGAGTTGCAGCCGTGGTGCCGGTCGTGCCGCGCGTCACCGTCACCGTATTGCCTGAGAAGCCGCTTACGATCATGGCCTCGGAGTCGATGACGATGGCAGCGGCGTACTGGGAATAGGTGTTCGCCGCGACGCAGGTGTATTGATTACCGTTGTCGGTGGCAAAATAGAGGCTCAGCGCGAAATTGCCAGGGAGCTGCTGGGTGCATGTAGCTGGCCGCGCGGCCAAGGTGCCTGAAGTCCAACCTGCTGGAACCGCCGACACCGCAAACGAGGTCGTGGAAGCATCAAGCGCGCCCGAAAGAGTGATCGGGCCCGACGCTGCTATTTGTTGGATGAGCGCCGCCTGAACTTGGACGTAATGTGCAGCGGGAATGGTGATCGGAACCGTTACGGCCACTTGGCACCACAGTGGCATCGCAAAAAACGCGAACAATAAAAACCGTTTCATCGGCTGACTCTCCAGTTCAAAGTGATGGCGCCGGGCGTGATCGAGGCGCTCGTGTTGTTGCAGACCTTAAAGTTTACGTTCCCAGAGGTCGGGTACGGGATGATGGTCAGCATCCCGCTGGTCGCTGGGATATAGCCGGTCACCGCTGTCGGGTCACCGTTGAAGCTGGCCTGGACGACATCGGTCGTCGCCGTCCCAGTCGCGGTCACGGTAACCACGGTGGCGCACGTTGCCGAAGAAATTGCGCCAGTTCCAAGGCTGGCCGTCCCGCTGGCAATTGTCTGGGTTACGGCGCTGGCCACGATGCCGGAATCAGCCGGTGTGTTGGACGCGCCGAACGAGGTGAGATGACCACTGGTGCCCGCGAACGCGGTGCCGTTGATCTTGGTCACCGTCACGTTGGTGCTGATACCGCTGACGTCGCCGCCAAGCTGATTAACGTGCGAGCGGCCCCAGGAACCCGAGGCTTGGTCTACAACCTTGGACGCAGCGTACTGCACGGTGAGTGAGTAGCTGGTCGCTCCGTCGATGGTGTCGGAACCGGCGCGCGTCGGCGTGCAGGCGTTGGCCGTGCTGTCAATCTTCTTGACGGAAATCTCGCGCCCGCTTCCTGTGGCAGCTGGCAGGTTGATCGTTATAGGCCCAGTCGTCGCATCACAGGTGATATAGCTGTCTGCAGCTAAGACTGTGTAAGGAGAACTGCTTATCGCCTTTAGGTTGTCAAATAACTGATTCGCGGTGGCCGCGTTGCCAGTTGTGCTCTGATTCAGAGTCGGTACATCGGCCGCTTGAATAGTGTTATCGACATAGTGCGTTCCGTTCGAACGAAGGTAATGCCCCGCCGCACCCGGTGTGTTATTCGCTCCCGTGCCGCCGTTGGCTTCGGCCACTACGCCGGTCACATTCGACGCTGTGCCGCTCGTGTTCTGGTTTAGTGTAGGTACGTCAGCAGCCTGGATAGCTGAATCGACGTAATGCGTCCCGTTGCTGCGCAACACGTGCCCCGCTACCCCGGTGGTGTTGTTGGCTCCGGTCCCTCCGAGTGCTTCGGACACAACACCGCTCGGAGTAGCAGTCACCGTACACGTCGAACCGAGAGCACAGGACTGGCCATTCACCGTTGTGGCGGCGCTTGATGCAGCTTTTCCGTTCAGCGCGGTCTGTAAGTCCGTCTGATTGGAAAGTGTTCCTGAGATGCCTCCCCATGCGGGCGTGCCACCGCTTTGGCCGATCCAATCGGCGGCAAGAGCGCAGCCGGCCGCGTTGTTACAGGCGTACAGCAGCCCTGCCGACGTCTGGCACTGCTGGCGGTAGGCGCCTGTCGTATTACCTGGTGTTCCGACGCAGGCTATGACGGAGCTGCCGCCGCCTGACGGCGGCGTATTCTGCGCGACGAGCGCCAAGGCGAAGAGCAGACCAGCCAGCAGCAGTTTCATCAGTACTCCCAGGCGATGCACGCCGTCGCTCCCGCAGGCACGTACACGGCCATGCCGCCGAGGTTCCATAAGCAATTCTCGCCCACGTATGGCAGGAACTGGCTGCCGAAAGCCGCGCCAGCCGGTAACCCACGAGTCGCGCTCACGTTCTCGCTTTCGCCGATGCGCACCGTTCCAGAGCCGAGCGCTACCACCTGAATAGCGCGCGCCACGTAGGGCGCATTGAAGCCGTTGTCTTTCGCAAGGTCGGCCAAGTTGAACGTGCCGGGTCCTGAAACGTCCGGTATGGTGTGCAGCATGGGGGGATTATACTACTCTTCTTCCTCTCCCGCTCCCACGGTCCTGTAGACCTCGCTGCAATCGCAGTTCGACACCACGAAGCCGTCGCTACAGTACAGACCCACCTCGGTACTAGCATCAAAAGCCCATCCCTTGAAATGCACCTGTTGAGTACGATTGATTCTGGAGAGAAAGAAATGGGTTCCAGACAGGCCGCCGCTCACGCTGCCCGGAGAGGGCAAAAGGATTCCGCTGAGGTTCTTAGAAAACGTGCCGAGACTCGATTCGGTCGGGGTCTCCATATCGGCAAGTACGAGCGGGATCTCGCCGAGGCGCTCAAGACCAGAGGGATCACGTTCCTCCAACAGGCCACGCTCGGGAAATACAACCTGGATTTCTTGCTCAGTCACGACCCGGTCGCCGTGGAAGTCGTTAGCGGTCGCGGGAACTCTCGAATTGCCGCTTCGCATGCGGATCGCTGCAAACACATCCTCGACAAGTACAACCTGATCGAAGTACGGCTTACCAAAAGACGTGGGCTTGATTGGACGGCGATCACGGACAAGATAGTCGCCCTCACGCAGGAGTTTCGCCGCGACCAAGCCGCGAGAGGTGAGCATCGGATGATTCGGCCCGATGGTAGCGATATACTCCCCGGTGTACAGGCGAATGGCAAGACCATCGTATTCAGCGGCCACCATCCGCTGAAGAGCACCATAGGGTCGAAACGTAGATCCCTCTAGCACTGCGTTGGGATGCGCGGGTGGCTCGAAGTCGCCCGAATCGTGCGGCGCGTCAAACGGTATCCAGTCCTCGTCGGCGTTTGGCTGGCAAATTTCCACGCAGCCCTCGGCGCCCACGTCCCAGCGCTTCTCGACTTCGATACCAGCGTCCTGTGCGGATTGAGCCACCGCGTTCGCGCCCTCGTGATAGGCATTAGAAACGGTGTCGAGTGCGACGGTGTCGGCGCGGCTGAGTTGGCCTTCGGGCGCGTCGCTAAACTCATTGAACATGCCGCGGACGGCCGCCAGCGCACCAGCGTAGCCCCACGGTGAGACATCCGACAGCGCCGTATGCATCCGGTCGTTGGTCGTGTTGTCGAGCTGTGCTTCGAGCACGTCGCTCGTGTCTTCCGGTTCGGGGATGTTCGGAGGCAACGCCTGCGGTCTCTTCGCTTCGGCGCCGAGGCGCGAGCCGAAAGCCACCAGGTCGCCGAGCTGCGATACAACGTGATTCGCACCGGTCTGATAAGCCGCGGTCCTGACGGCATGGTGGGCTTTCTGGAACTTGTCATCGGTCGCAGGCAGGGCGGCTTGGAGCATCGCCGAGACGTGCGCGGCGTCGGCGCCGCCGTCGATGTCTGGCCGCATGTCCTTCAGCACCTTGCGCACGCGAATAGACTGGCGGTTCCAGCGCTTGGTGATGGCAGCGCGCGCCTGGTCGCGGAGCGGTTGAATCTGGGCGCGTTTGGTGTTCGCCATGAGGTTTTCCGAAAGCCGCATCAGGTCTGTGATCCAACTGAAGTTGGCAACCTGCTGGGCCTCAGCCAACGGGTTCTCAACTTCCTTGGGGTCGTCGCCGACCAGATGGGCCGCGAGCTTGGGCGTCACGAACCAGCGGAACAAACCTTTGTCGGTGTTGACGTAGGCACAGGAGCCGTGTTCCCAGTGCCACTTGCAGTCGAGGAAGTTGAACGCGACCGACGCCAGGATCTTTTGTATCAGCGGGCCGTGAGTGACTACCAGCACGGTCTTGGCGTCGCCCGCGAGCTTAGTGATAGCTTTCCAAGCGGCGTCCACGTACTTCTGGCCTTCAGCCGGGTCAGGCCGCAGTGCGGGCGTCGTCTTAATCGGCGTGTCGCCGCGCTGAAGGATGGCCGCCGTATCTTCGGCACGCGCAAAGTCCGAGCAGATGATGACATCGGGCGAAACGTCGGCGAGCCTCAGGACCTTGCGCATGGCCTTGGCTTGCGCCTTGCCGATATCGTTGATGGTGCGCTCAGCGTCCATCTGCTCGCCTTCGTCGGTGAGCGCATGACGAACCAGATAGAGCTTCATTTACGCCGCCGTGCTTCTTCTTGTGGAAAACGAAAATCGATTTTACCGAATTTCTCGGATAAGCGTTTATTGGTCTGGGTCCATTCTTCAGCGTCAATCTGACCTTGCTTGCCGGGATATTTCGGATTCAAGAACAGAAGGCAGACAACGTGACGCACCTCGCGCTGGGTGAAGTGTAACTCTGTTGAGCGTGACCGGCGCTTCATCTGAGCCATTCTACCGCACTTGCGCAACTACAGAACGGCAACCGGGCAGTGTGGCGCCCAGTGCCGGAAGCCGACGCCGGGTATCTCGGTGGGCCGCCATTCCATCCCGCAGTCCGGGCAGATCCAGCTTTCGGCTTGATCCAGATCGCCAGACGCCAACGCGTCACCGATGGGGCAATCGTCAGGCTCGTGTGTGTTCAGCATTCGCGCCGTTCTTGACGGCCGCCAGCAGCTTCTCGGCCACTCTGCGCAGGCGTGCGGCTTCCTTCATGGCGTCGCCGAGCGGTTGCTGATCTACTTGGCCAGGCGCACTCACGGGGTTGCCGTGCGGCGCTTGCGGCTCGCCGCCTGGGTTCGGTTGAGCTTTGAGGATCGGTGCGGCAATCGGCTCCTTCGTCCGGTCGGGATCGTACTCGCTCTCCGGGTACATCTCCTCGACCAGCTCCTCAGCATTGTCGACGCCCAACTGCCGGAACAACAGCAAGACGCCTTGCTTCTCGTCGATGCCAACGATCTGGCCGCCCTTGTTGTCGAGGGTCATGGCCTCAGCAATCGCCTTGACCACCACGGCCATGTCGCCTTCGCGGATCGCGGGGAAGGTCACCATGACCTTGATCTGTTTGGGTGTCTTGGCTTTCTTCGCCTCGTACTGCATGCGCCCGTTCACGAGCACCCGGTTGGCTTCGGTGACGCTAACGTCGCCAGCCTTGAGTTGCCGCTTGTCCAGAGCGCCTTTGAGTTTGCCGCCGCTCGCGTTCTTGCTGACGGTCAGCACGTATTGCGCGATGAGCGCCAAGTCCTCGCGCCAACCTTCCTGCTTTTCGAGAAAGACGAGCTCGGTAGGCCGATCGAGCGTGGTCGCGGTTGCGAGGTTCCCCGTGCTTACGTCGGCCAAGAACGTCTCAGGTACGCCGACGCTCATGCAGCACATCAGCAGGAAGCGCCGCACTTCCTCGGGGTCGCCACCTTTCCCCGTGGCGTTCATGAATTGCAGCTCGGTGCCTGGGCCGCTCACGAACGTCGCCGCGTTGACAGGCGGCGGGTTGTTGTCCCAGATGGCTGCCTGTGGGCCCACGGTCGTTGAGAGCTGCTGTTTCAGTCCTTCGATGGCCTGCTGGCCGCCCTTGGTCGTGATAGACATGGCGAAGGTGGCGAGCGCTTGCTTGACAGTCGCGCAGGCTTCCAGGAACCGCCGCGAGGCTTTCGCCCAGTCGATTGCCGGGTAGATGATCGGGCATCCAAAATTCCACTTGGCGACGGCGCCGCACTTGCGGTGATAAACCGGCGTGTCCCACATGACGGGGATATTGTTCAACGTCGCGGGCTTGAGTTCAGGATCGAAGCCGAGTGCCGGATAGTAGCATTCCTGACCTTGCGTGCTGATACGACCGTTCTCCACATCGAAGAGTCGAGCTACCCACACGCGCCGGTAGTACCAGGGCTTGTCGGTGTCGTCCGGGTCCGTGATGATATCCATGACCTCCGTCGCGTCGATGGTGCGAACGGTCGTCAGGCCGGTGTCCACGCTGTCAGGGAAGAAGGCAAAGAACAAATTCCCGTCGTACATCTTGCGGCGCTCGAGGTCGGCGAGCGCGACCTGGCCGAGTACTTTCTGGTTCCGATCGAAGAACTCTTTCAAAACGTCATTGGCGTCCGGGTCATCGGACGATACCTCGACGCCGCGGCCGAAGACGTAGACCGCGCACACGTCGATGAGCCGACGCACGATCGGATTCTTGATGTAGTACAGGCGGCTGATAAGGATGATCTGCTGGATACCCCAGCGCGAGAACTCCAGCCATGAGAGATTGATCTCCCGCCGCCACTCAACGTTTTGCAACGCCAGCTCGATATCGCCGAACGCGCCTTGCGAGAGCAGCGGATTCGATTCTTTGAGCTTCGTTCCGATGGTCGCCGGGTCCTTGGCCATCATGACGCGCGATTCGTGCGTCAGCCACGGGCCCGCGCCCGCCATCTGCCGGGCTTCGACCAGCTCAGCGCAGCGCTCCATGTATTCGGCGTGGTGATCTCGTTCCAGCGTCGGCGCGAGCGTGCGCAGCACGTCGGTCAGGGCGCGGATGGTTGCGCTGTTATCGGGCTTAGGGCTTAGCGCTCGAACACAGCGGACGAGGAAGGCGCGGAATCGCTGTCTCACGTTGGGGAAAGTGTATCACACTAGCGCTGCTGCCAGATTTCGAGCAACACGCCAGCGAGCGTCGACTCTTCGAGCATGAGAACGTCGTCACGATGCCACGCAATTAGCGCCACGCTGCGGAGTGGTCGCCCGGTCGTGTTCGATCCATCCGGGTTGCAGAACCGCATACGACCGTGCAGCAAGAGGATTGCCAGCGCTTGCTTCCACACGACCTGTCGCCAGACTCGTGAATCCACCGAAGCCGGAACGAGACTGATGCCGTTACCGTGCTGCGCATGCCGTCTCAGCCACGGCTCGGTGTTTGAAAATGGCGGATTCATGAACACGCGACCGAACCAACCACGCCTCAGACCATCGTCGGCCACGGTGAAAATGCGATCAGCGCCTACCCATGACGGATTCTGTTCAGCGGCGCAAGGGTCAAGGTCGAAGTGCCCGAGCTGTCCGAGAACGTAGCGAGGCGTCAGCCACGTGTCGCCGTCAGCATCTTGAACGAGGTCAGGATGTCCGTCTGACACTTTACGCCGAACGGTTGCCATCACTTGCGGATTAGCGGGCCATCCCGTAGGCCGCTTCATTCCGAACTGAAGAGCACGTGCAGGTAGAGCGCGGGCGACCACTCGCGGATGAGGATCAGCACCTTGATGCGCTCCCACTTGCTCAGGCCGCTGCCCATTTCCATTGCGGCTTTCGGATGGTTGTCAAGCCGCTGCGTGCCGTAGGGGAAAGCCATGCCAGCAGCGAGGATCAGTAGTAACACGGTTCGTTTCATGTGCGAACCTCCTTTGTCAGACTACACCGAATAGATCCAGCCCGTCGAGCCGCTGGGCACCGTGCTCAGCAACCAGCTGCCGCGCCTCTGCCTCTTGCCAAGGCTCGGCATCCACGTCAAGCAAGCCGATGTCGTAGGATGCCCACCAGGACTCAGGCACGTCCTTGAACGTCCACGCGGGTGCGCGGCCGGCATCGTAGACGCTGAGGTTGTAGTAATCATTGATCTGCTGGACAGGCTTGTGAGGCCAGCGAATCCGCTCGGTGATCTTGTAGAGCGCCTGCTTTGCCTTAAGCCGCCGCTCGCTCGCGCCCCACAAGTGCAACACGCCGCCGGCTGCGTGTTGGACTGGCCGCCAGGGTGACAAGTGCATTCCGAACGGCTCGCGGTGATGAAATGTATCGCCGCCCCAATGCAACCGCGGGTCGTCCTTGAAGGCGACCGTGGTCCAGCGGTTGCCCCATGTGCCGTTCGCGTGATACCGGGTGATTCCGCCGCGCAGGTTGTAGAGCGGCAGCTCGAGGCGCTGCGAGCCGTTCAGCTGTTCGCACCAGCCACGAACCCGGTATAAGAAGTTTCCGGTCAGAATCTCGTCGGCGTCGATCAGTGCTATGTGGGTCGGGTTATCGAAGGCGCGCGCCGCATCCAGCATGTCCTGACGGTGGCTCATTTCGTCCCAGCGTGAATCCGAAGTAACCATCCAGTGCACGCGGTCAGGAAATTCCGCGGCGATCTGGGTCACGATCTGCTGGCTTGCGTCCGTGCAGGCATGCAGCAGCACGACGACTTCGTCGCACCAGAGCAGAGCCACACGCAGGCTGAGGCCCAACACCCAAGCCTCATTCCTGCACGGGAGAAGTCCGACCAGTTTCATAGCGCGTCCGCCAGTTTCCGCACGCCGCGCAGTGCGAGCTCGGCACGGAGCTGCGCAAGTGTTCGCCGTTCCAATTGACTCGCACGCGCTTGCTTGACGCCGATGTGACGGCCGGCCTCGGCCTGGCTCATGCCCTCAATGAAGCGCAACCGCAGCATCAGCCGCAGGCGTTCGGGAAGTTCGGCGACGAGGCCGTTAAGCATTCGATGGCTTGGCGGGTCCGCCATGCGAACCCCCAGCAGCTTGATTACTTCCAGCGATTCGGACGGCCGGCGATTACGCCATTCCACGAGGTCGAGCATTTTGCCCCACACTCGCTTTCTGGCGTAAGCCCAAAATGGTACGTCGCGACCGTCGAAGGACTGAGCCGCCGCTACCAGACCATCAATAGCCGCGCCATCGAGGTCAGCAACCTCGATCCAAGGAAATAGCCGCTTGAAAGCTCTCGCCATTCGCAACGCGTCTTTCATGTGCTCAGCCGCCAGATGCCCGTTTTTCATCTAAGACGATCACACCTTGCCAGCTTCGTGGGCGTGCCATTTGTAAACAGCCAGAGCCGGGTAATCCGCATCGTCCACGGTGGCCACTTTGCCTTTGGTGAGAGGGATTGTTTTCATCGTAAGACCAGTAATGAATCCCAGTTTCCCACGCCGTTGCCCTGTTTTGAAAGGCCATGTTGTACTACTCGGTACCAGGGAAGTTTGGCCCAAAGGCGCTCGTAGTAATCGCTGTCTCGGATCTCTGGCCGATTCCAATCGTGAAATTCCACGCTGATCTGTCGCGCAATCGGGCCAGGCCAGCGTTCAAGAATCTCGAACTCGCTGCCCTCGATGTCGAGCTTGACGAGGTCGAATGCAGGCCAGTCGCGCGAGTCACACACCGCGATCTCACCGATTCGCAGGCAGCCAACCTCAACGGGCTTCATGTCGTAGTAGACGTCGAGCGTGCTCAAGAAATCGCCGTGCCCAGTTGATCCAGTGAAGAGACGTGCGCGCTTGCGGTCGTCGCCTACCAGCGCAGCACGAAAGAACATGATAGCCGGATCGTCAGGTTCGGGAATATCAGGGCCGGGGTCCAAGGCTTTGATTCGGGCGTGTGGTCGGACCTTCAGGACGGCCTGAGAGAAATCAAAGTCACGGCAGCCGGCATCGAGCACACGCGGCGCTTCCGGCAGCAGGTCCAGGTCGACCGTATGGCTCGCGAGCTGCACGAGGTTCATGGCTTGCCCTTGTGTGCGTGGCGCGCTCGCTGGCGCATCACGGAAGAGAACGGGGAAGCGCCCTGCTCAGCATGACGATACATGTTCCGCATGCTTGAGGAAAACTTCTCTTCGCTCCAGCCCATCTCTTTGCAGCCCATCACCGCCAGCGTAACGAAGATGCCTGTTGCTTCCCACATTTCCATATCCTCGGGGATCGCATCGTTGACGGCTTTCACGACAACGAACAGTTCTTCATCGCTCGCGCTCATACGTTCCGAAACCTCGATCCTTTCTCGCTGTATTGCCCGCGGCGGCCGTCGTGCTGGAACACCTGCGGGTAGGTGTCCTCGGGTTTGTACTTACCGTCCCAGGCCACAGGCCAGCCGCCTTGATCCGGGCAGCGATGCAGCGGGATGCCGTACTTCAAGGCCAGCAGCGAAAGGACGCTTTGCTCCGCGCTGTGGCGAATGAACTCTGGATGCTCGCTACGACCGTCGCGGAAGCACGGCTCGTGAAACTGACACTCTGGATTCAGACTGTAGGTCAGCCACTCGGCTAAGAACTGATTCGCAACGTGCTGGCCTTTGCGGAAAACCTGGAAGCGTCCGGCTGCGTGGATCGCGTTCTCATCGAAGATATTCTCTAGACCCATCGTGCGCCAGCAGCTTCGCCGGGTGAACAGCTTGTGCTGGCAGCCTTGCTCCTCGAAGAGCATGATGCCTGTTGGGCAGATAGAATGTATGGCTGTGCTCTCGAAGAGTTGCGAAAGATTGCCGATCGGATAGGCGTCGGCGTCCGTGTAGAGCACTACATCGTCATAGCTGAGGCCCTTCAGTGTTTCGAGGATGATGAACGGCTTCCAGGAACACCAGCCGTACCCCATCTGCGGCTTGCGGTCGAAGATCCAGCGGTTGAGATGGTAGAACGGCGTTTCGCGAAGCCAGGCGTCATCATAGACGCGGACCTCATCAGCGCCGAGCCGCGACGCGTTCTCAACAATTCGGCGTGTGGTGTCGTCGAATGCTGCGCCGCTGAAGGTGATATACACTTTACGCACTGCGTTTCTCTTTCTGTCGTCGGTAGTAGTTAATCGAAGCGCGCCTATTCCTGCAAAGGGCGCACCTACCGCAGTAGCAGGCAGCGTCCGTTCGCTTGCGTCGATTCGAGGCTTGCTCATCGTGTGTGGCCCATCTACAGTTCGTCGGGCTGTAGGGTCCGTCGTTGTCGATGCGATCAAGGCTTTTACCATCTGGCCTTTCTCCCATGTCAGCCGCGAACGTCTCAAAGGAATATCTCCAACGGTCACACACACACCCCAATGCCTCTTCCGCCGTAGCGGTCGTAGGCGTGGTCAGTTGTCAAGTAGCAGCGGTTCAGCATCGCTCGATAGATGCGATAGAGCTTTGTACGACTTTGGCCGTGGCTTCGTTTCATAATCCAAACACCGCATTAGTACCGTTCGAGTAAAGTAGCCGGTATCGCTCGGCTGTCGCCACGGCCGCCAGCTCCACCAGCCGTCCGTCATGCTCGACGCAAACACACGCCGGCTTAGCGCCGCTCACGAGCATCGCCTGGAACAGGTCCACCGAGATGCCCTCAGCATCGATATTGACGAAGTCGAAGCCACCGTACCAGAGGTTGATCTGCTCCCAGGTGATCGTGCGGACGCAACATTGGCCGAGAAACTTCGCGTGGTCCTTCCATTTCAGGTAGCTCTCAGGGTCCGAAGTGCTCACGCTATCGTCGGTCATGTTGAATGGCAAGATGCTATCTTCCATGCCAACCGCAGCCTGTACGAGCGTCATCTGCGGGTCTTGCCCGTAGGCTTTCAGCAGCGAGAGCATCGGCGTGGGTGATGGCTCAATCATGACGCCGCGCCAGCCCTGCTCATAGAGCTTGCGCGTGTTCGAAAAGCAAACCGGATCCCAACTTCCAACATCCAGAAACCGCCCAGCCTGCCCTTTGGCGCAAGCGTCAAAGTACTGACAAATTGCGATCTGCTCATCGTACTGACTGTAAGTCTCGGGCCACACTTCGGGCCACCTTCCTCGTAACAGCCTGTTCTGGCGTCCATCCCAGCCGATCAATGCGAGCGCGAATCAGAGATTCGTGAATACCTGTACGCCAGCGGCGAGCATCAGGGTATTTCATCCGTGATGCACCAGATCCGTTAGCAGCTCGGCTAATGTCTCCACGTGCGTGATGTCGAGGATAACTTCCTCCATTACGCCGTCACCGAAGACGTGCTGCACATGGTAAAGCTGGTTGTTGCTGTCGGGCGGGTAGGTTTCGGCCACCACGTAGACCCCCTCAGCTCTTTCATCTCGTGGCATCGGTTAGAACCTCGTGGCCGGGAAACCCAGCGGCCTTTCTTTCCGCGAAGAGCGCCTTGCTGCGCTCCCAATCGCTCTGTATCGGATCGTTGATCGCCTTGGCCCACGGTGGCGCGTCCGCCCAGTCGCCACGCGGTCTCGCCCAGTGCTGGTGTAGCTGGACGAGGTCGCGGCGCTGCCACAACACGCCGAGCTTCCGCGCGACGTACTGAAGCTCTTCGTCAGCGAAATTATGGAAGTAACCCTCGTGTAGCGGGCCAGTTCCGCCGTTCACGCGCCGACAGAACTCGCGGCCGAGCCACGGCGAGCCGCAGATGCGGTCGATGATGGCCGAGCGGCAGCGCCCGTTACAGTCTGGACACGATTGCAGCGGAATGCCCACCGAGCCCATGCCGCCGCATGTCGTGCACGGTCCTTCCATCCAGCGGTCGCCGGTCGGCTGCATCACGCCGAAGGTCGTCCAGAACTTCTGTTCCGGTCTATCTTTTTCTTCGATTCCGAAGTACGTTCCGAAATATTTTTCACATTCGAGGGCGATGTCGTCAGGCGCGTGGTCAGGATCAGGCAAATAGTCGTCGCCGCCGGCGACCACCCAGTCACAGGTCGAGTCATTCCGAAATACGAAGGCGGCCAGCATGTTAATCGACCGCGCCCAGCCCTGATATTTGTCGACCCCTAACACGGCGTCGTAATCGGCGTCGCCATCCGCAAGCTCGCGACAGATGGCGACCTTGTAGCCGCGCTCCTGCCATGTCCTCAGCGTGCTCTGCTCGCGCGGGCGCTTCGAGGGAGCGATGAACCAGACCGCCATTAACGTGAGCGCCTCGGCCACCAACCTGCTGCCAAGAGAGCTGCAACAAGCCCATAAAACACAATAGTCTCTACCCATTTCGTAGTGGTCATGCCGTAACCTCTTCCTGCGCCGCGATGGCCGCGAAGCCTTCCTGAAGCGCCTGGTAAATCTTCAGCTCGAAGTGCAGCCGGTTGCGTTGCCGTCCGGTCAGGTGCGCGATCGAGGGCAGGTTGGCGTCTTCCGACACTTCACGCGCGATGCGCAGCAGCTCGCCGGGCCCAAAGCCCAGCCGGGTCGCGAGCGCGCGGATTTCTGCGGTAGTCGTGTTCATGTTGAGCTTCCTCCCTTCTATTCAATTTTCACGGATAGAGCCTTTTTTTGCAAAAGTCGTCCCACTCGGGCGCCCGCCTCCATTCGGGCTGCTCGGCTGGCATGTGCCGGTCGAAGACGGTGTAGACGCCGCTGGTGTTTCCGCCGTGCACTTCAGCGATGAGCAACGGCTCCAGCGTTCCCGTCACGCCGTTCGTACCGAGCACGGGAACGCGCTTGTGCCAGTCAGTATCCTCACCAACTGGCTTGTGCTCGTCGAACGGAAACGCCTGCCATCGCGAGCGCCGATACATCAGCGACGTGCCGAGGACGCGGTCAGTGCGCTTGTGGTCGTACTCCCAGGCTCGGCCTTGACGGCTGTCCAGGAAAAGCAGGTTATGAAAGCCGGTCGCGCCCGCGCCATTCGTTTCAAGCACGTTCACCTGAACGGCGAGTCGCTCTGGGTGATTCCAATCGTCCGAGTCCCAGTGAGCGATGATGTCGGCGCGATCACCGATCAGTTGGCACGCCAGGTTACGGAGATGCCCCATGGTTTCGTTGGTCCGTCTCAGGTGCACGTAGTTGACCAGCGGCGAGCATCCCCAGGCGGGCAGCTCGAATGGCTTGACACCGTTATCGAGAATGAACAGACGCCGGCTGAAGTAGGTTTGTGCGAGGAAACAGCGCAGCGCGCGTTCGGTGAATGTTTGGCGGTCGGCGGTCAGAAGCATCGCTACAACAGTAGGCTGGGCTTGCTCGGTCATCCGATCTGTCTTTTTCTCCGTTCTTCCAGTAATGTATCCGCCCACTTCACAACCTCGTCTGGCTTATCAATTCCATCGATTCCTACTGCTTGAACAGCAATCTTGTCCCAGAACGCTTCTTCACCAGCATCTTGAAAATAGATCATTTGACGTCGTCTTTCCTTTCGCCGCACACGTCCACCATGAACCGCAGCGCCATCGCGGCAAGCTGGCACGCCTCGCGCCGCATGCGCTTGTCGCTGCGCTTCGCTGGCCGTTTCCAGACTTCAGCCTTCAGCTCCTCGAACTCTTCCATCACGACAGCCACGCCCTCGTGAGCGGAATTGAACCGCGGGTACTTCCGCAGCGCCTTGCGCAGTTCGCGCTCGACGGAGCGCAGCTCTTTGCGCCACGAGACGCGGCCACGTTTGCGGCTGTAGACTTCGCCTTGAACCATGCTCTCAGGAGTGTAGCTCACACTTCCGCACTTGCGCAAGTACCGTTTCGTGGTACTATGTGTCCAGGTTGGCGTCGGCGTGGATGCTGACACGCAGCGAGGCCGAAGAAACGCGGAGAATTACACGGGCAAAAGCGGCAGCGTTGGTGATACCGACCTCGCTGTGCCATGTTCCCCGTGCTCCAAGCCGGTTAGAACGGCTACGCCAACCCTACACCGGCGATATCTGAATCGGCCCACCCACAATGATGCGTTGCTCAATCGGCTGCGGAAATAACAGCTCCGTCACGGCATAGACTAAGGCGTCCATCCGATCGGGCGATTTCGTCATGCCTGGCACGTAGGTCGTCATCTGACTTTCGAGCTCTGCGAACACGCCGACGTGATGCACACGCTTCTGTTCGTAGGCTGCTGCGACGGGTTCAGCGCGCGTCAGCTTTCCGCGCGAGGCCCACACCTTCGAGAACGGTATATTTGGCTCGACCACGCGCAGATTGGCTTCGACCAGGTCGCCGCCGTTGTTGACCTCGGCCACGATCCGATCAGCCTTGAGCGACTTCAGTCCGTTGACGGCGACTGTAGCCCAGCCGAGCGGCGAATCGCGGCGCGATAGGTCCTCCAGCACCAGGACATGACCGCTCCGCAGCAGCGCCGCGGCGACGATTCCAGTTTCGTCCGATTCCTCGGCCGCGGTAACGGCCGGGTCGATCGCCACTACGATACGGACGATCAGCTCCCAGCGAACCTCAGAGCGTTGGACGCGTGTCTCTTCGATTAACGCCGCGGTCCATAACGCGCCGGGCGTGTCTTCGAGTACCTCAGCGTTGATCTCTTGCCGGCCAAGCCGGGTTCCCTCATACGGCCGGATGACTTTCTCGAAAAACAGCTCGCTGATATGCGCCCGGTTTTCGTAGCTTGAACCGCGGGTCAGCACAGTGCCGGCGTCGGCCATCAGCTCCTTGAGCACCTTGGAAGGCTTGGGCGTGGTGGTAATGACGCCGCGGAGAGTGGCTTCTTTCAACCGAAAGCCAAACATGATTTGATTCCAGGCTTCGCCGAGAAAACGCCAGGCGCAAAGCTCGTCTGCCCAGAACTTCGTGAACTGCGGGCCGCGTAGCCGCTCTGGTTCGTCGGCCGAGCGCAGGATGCCCACAGCGCCCGAACGGAAGGTCACGAGCTTGCGAGATGGCTCGTACTCAGGCCGCTGGTCGAGCGGATAACACGACAGCAAGCCGCTCGGCCCTTCGATCATCGTGTCTCGAACGTCGGCCGCAGTGGGCGCAATCATGAGCACGCGCTCGGCCGGATTGGTCGCCCAGGCGCGCACGGTTTCAGCGCCCGTTCTTGTTTTACCGAAGCCGCGGCCGGCGAGAATGAGCCAAAAGAGCCAGTCGGTTCTTGAGTGCTGTGCCTTCGGAGTGCCAGGGATGCGTTGCGATGGCCGCGACCACATGCCGGGCCAGTCGTGGAGCAGTTGAGCGCATTGCTGCTCAGTTAGACTCTGAACCGCCTGGCGTCTCTGTGCTTCCGGTAACGAGGCCAGCAATTCGGCTAAGGAGCTGTTCTGAAGGGCTGACATTCATTTCAATTGGACCACCACTCTCGCCTGTAAGGATATGTCGGTCTGGTGGTTTGAATCCATTGCGGTCGAGCACATCACGCGCCGCCATGAGCCTTACGCGGGAGTCGGTGTTTTTCTTCAACGAATCGCGCAGCGCTCCAAGAGCCGGGTCAACCAGCTCGGCGAGTCTGAGCTTGGCCGCTTTCTGAACCTGTGGAGCACTGCCGCCGTGAGTCGCGCAAACATTGCCGCCCGGTATAGCCTCGCGCCTGCATTGAACTTGGGAGCGTTTTGACTTCGCGGTACACTGCATTGCGGCGTCAAGAGGTCCTGGACCTCCATGAGGTCTTCAGGTTACACCACAGATGCGCACTTGCGCAAGTCTACCCACGAGAGTGTGGTGGCGTCCAGTTGCTGTCAATCAGCCGGTCGACGCGATCTCTTGCTCTCTCTATTTCTTTGGCTTGGTCGTCCACTCTGGTCTTCAGCACGCCGAAGGTGTAGGCTGCCGTGCCGACAGCGACCACAAGAGACACAACGGCTGCTACGGCCTGCCAATTCACAGCTACAATCCTAGCTTGGTTCCTCACCTAGCTGGACCGCTGCGCGGTTTCGCGATTAGAAGCCCCAGGGACGCTCGCCGACGACTTCCGGGCCGCTGATATCGCCCGCGCTGCGACGGCGCGCCTGACAGCTTGACAATAGCGCCACCAGTGCACTGTGCGGATGATGAGCACGCTGGTGGTCTCTGGGGAAGTTCCTTGCCACCGCAGCACGGCGGCCTGGCCGTCGAAGGCACCATCCAGACGGGTCTGACCTGGAAAGAACTCCAAAGCCTGCAACGCCTTGAAAACATGAAACTCGTAGGACTCTTGGACCTGGCATTGTTTCATCGGTAGTCACCGGACGCCACGCGGACAGCACGCTTGATCGCTTCTGGCATTGGAGGTCGCCTCGGGGTTGGCATCTTGCAAGCGTCCGAGAGCATCGCTGCAATCCGGCGTTTGAGGTTTTGGCTTTCAAGGGAAGGGGTTTCTTCTGGTCGTGCTACCGGACTGTCTCTGTTCACGTCTTCTCCTGTTCTTGTTCTATGTATTACTTCCTTAAGATTTAATGCGGTCGAATCACCCGCCACTTTTTGACGATCACCCGCCATTTTGGTCGAATCACCCGCCATCGTGGAATCACCCGCCATTTTCCATGCTACCGGATTTAGAATGTTGATCTTAGATGGCGTTCCGTGTCCGCCGCCTGCACAGGATATCCACTGGTTTTCCACAAGCTCACGGATGGCCCTTTCGACGCTTCGCTCGCTTCGTTTGAGCGCCCGAGCAATGCGGGCCCTGGTGGGTCGCTCTTCGTGGATTCCGGCCAGGAAGGCCATGCAGCGTAAGGCGAGTCGGCTCATGAACTTGTGATTTTACAGCCGCGGCCGCTGGAAGGCTACACGCTAAATGCAGGCAGTTTCACGATCGAGCGTCTAGGGATTGCGGCTGGGTTGAATCCGCCGCGCCAGGCCACTGGCGAAATACCAGCGCTTGAATCCCTCGACCGACGCCTCGCAGTCTTCGCCCAGAATGATCGTTAGCGCCCCCCTGGCGCGTTCTTTGGCGTGCCACGCCTGCTGATGTATGCTGGCCTTCGTCGCGCGCCCCCAAGCCTTGCCGTGCTTCACGGGCATGCGTCTTTTGAACTCCACCCAGAGAACCTCGGCCGCTTGCCCCTGATCGAAGGGAAACGGCAACCTGAGGCCATCGCCTTTACCGAGAGCATACCGGATGTACAGGTGGTCCGCCATGCCTGGTTCGCCGAAGCCCTTCGCACGCCCGCGGTCGCTTACCGGGTCCGTCCGCAGCGCGCGCCAGCCGTCCCATTCAAGAAACTGGGTGACGGCGGACTCGATGTCCTTTTCGAGGACGGGCAGTTCCGCGGCTTTCACAGCCCGAACCGCTCGCGCCAAGCCAGCAGTCCAGCCTGACGCGCCGTCCGGTGAGCTTCCCACGCCTCTGCGTGGGCCAACAGGAAGGCCGCCACGTGGCGCAACGTGCCAGGAACACCCTGGCGGTTCACCACCAGGACGGCGCCGCATAGCAGCCCTACAGCCAGAAGCCAGAATGTCGCGCTCAAATAATCCATGGGTTCCTTTCAAGCAGCACGGCCGCCCGTCCCTTCCGTTGAGCGAGCGGCCGCCGTCTTCCTCCCGGCAATGGGACAAACCAGACGCCAGGAGAAACTCGTTATTTCACTTCCAGGCGCGTGTTTTCGTCGTTCATCTGGCAGCCGGGTACGCCCTCGCCGCGCTTCAGCGCTTCACGGATGGCCGTCTTGCTAGGTTCGCCAACCGGACCGATAAGGTACGGAAAGTGATTCAAAATTTTCTTCCAGGTTTCAGCCGGCATTGTGACTGTGACACGTAAGTACTCATCTGGCACCAGATCAGGCTGGCGGATCTCCACGGACGGTGGGTTCTTCCGAATCGCAAGCGTGCTCTTGTGACCTTCAATCTTGGTCTTGCCGATCAGCCGCATCACCCGCAGCACGCCGGCCTTGATGCGGTCCATCCGCGCGGTCCAGGCGTCGGCCCGTTCCTTGATGCGTTTGGCTTCGTCCTTCAGGGCCTCGGCGCGCGCCTCGCATTCCCGCAGGTAGGCCGCGATGCCGTCCGCTTTCTGTACTTCGCGCCGGATGTAGTCATCAATCTGGCGGTCGATGCCTTCGAGCGAATCGGCTTGTTCGGCCGACGTCATGTCGGCATCTGAAACCACGTCCTCGCGGAAGCGCAGCAGCTCGAGCAGCTCGGTTTCGATCTGAAAGAGCGAAAGGTTAGGTGTGCTCATGGCTGGCTCCTAAAATGGCACGTCACTGTCGTCGATGGTGCCAAAGTCTGCCTCGGGCGCTCCCTCGCCTTCCGTCCGGTCGCACACACGGACGTAGTCTCGCGGCGTGAGGATTGCGAGGCCTTTCGGCAGCCGCATCACGCTGGTGACATTGGCGTACATTGAGCCGTCCTTCTTGGCGTGAACCACGTTCACCAGACAGGGCTTGCCGATCACCGTCTCAACGTCGAAGCCCTGCAGCTCGTCGTCAGTGAACTGCTTACCGCGCCAGCTTTCGAGAACTTTCCGCAGACCCGCCTTCTCGTGGAGCGAGAGCGTGAAGCGCTGCTGTACGATGAACGGTTTGCCGTCTTCCTGGTTCTCGTCGATCTGCCAGACGACACGGATTTTGTGTTGCTTCTTGCTCTTGCCGCCGTAGTTGACTTCAAGTGTTCCGAGGTCCACCACGTCGACGCACACGGCCGGGTGAGAGCCCTCGGGCGCCGGCGCAAACGTTGCTCCTGCTTTCGCGATTATCGGCATTGTGATCTCCTCATGTCTTTGTTGCCAGCGGACGAAATCCTGATCGGCTTCGCGCCACGGTCGCGGTTGTGCAACCCGGAAGGGCATCGCATCACGCCGTCCGTGCCTTTCGGGATTCCATGATGGCGTCCCGCTGTTTCTTGTCCGCCAAGTAGTCGCGCACGGATTCGAGCACCTGCGACTTGCAGAACTGATAGAGCAGGTCCGAGACGTGCTCGGCGTCTTCGGCCTTGCATTGGGCCTTCTCGGAGCAGAAAAAGTCGCGCGATTCGTAGTTGCCGACGTTCAGCTTGTAGCTGAAGGAGCGGACCACTTCGACGGTCAAGTCAGCCGGAAGGGCGCGCGGTAGCAGTGTGATTGTTGTTTGTCCCATGTTTCATTCTCCTCGGGAAACCTGCGGCGCTCAATAGGCCGCTGGTTCTAGAACTCCACGTCCTTCTCGAGCGGCGCGCCAGAGCGTTCAATCCTGCCTCGTATCGTCCCGTCCGAGAATCCGCCTGTTGCCGTAGGACCACATCCCGGCGTAGGATAAAAACCAGCAGATTGCTCGGCTTGGATAAACTCTTCCTCTGAGACTTCAATTTCTGGCCGGTTCAGTATCTGCAAGAAGTATCGGGGCAGCGGCGCGATGATGGCCTTGACCTTCGCCAGCTCGACCAGGAAGCACGCGCGACACAGCTCCTTGCCGCCTGCAAATTCGACGTTGCGGCGTATCTCGTGATGGCCGCAATCGCAAAGCATTTCGTCGTCGCCGTCGACGTCGTGCTCGCGGTCGTAGGCTTCCTGCGAGAAGCCCTCGGGGTAGTAGCCAGCGCCGGGCATTAGAGCACCTCCGGTTTTTTGGTGAAGAGGAGAACCTCGACACCTTTGTGTTTCCCCTCGTCCTGAATGATTCCGCTGCGAACCTTCCAAAGCTTGCGTAACACTGCGAGCTGGTCAAGGGTGAACAGCCGGCGCTCGTATATCTCACCGGCCTTGATTCCGTAGATGCCATCCGCCGGCATCGTGGCGTTTATCGTTTGTCCCATGCCTAGATTATGGCGGTAGTTCCGCACTTGCGCAAGTTACCAAAGTACCAATCTTGCCTTAGTACGCGGGCCTTAGCTGCCGCTCACGAATGGGCTTAGAACGCTGCCGGGCAGACGGTATTCGAGCCGGCCGCAAGATGCTGTAGCCCATTCGTCAACGGCTGGAACGGCAGCACGCGCGTGATGATCTCCGTTGGCACGAGGTTGAGACCGTAGCGGGCTTCGACCAGGCACAGGCCGCAGAATGGCTCCGTGCTCGTAGCGCCAGCCGCGCAGTGGTGGCGTGGACAGATGGATGATTCGGATTTCATCGCAGGAACCTCGCTATGACGGCACCACACGGAATCAACATCCCTATGAAGATGGGAGCAGCCCATGCTTCGCTTCGGGCCGATGGCTCCCCAAAAAGCCACGCCATGACGAACAACCAAACCACCGTCAACGGATACCCTGCTATGAGCATTCCATCGATCATCCTGAGGTGCAGCGAACGTCTCATCGTATTGGCCCTCTGTCGAGTTTTTCCAGCAACGCGTTCCATGTTGGGGTTTCGTCGCCTTGAGACGAAATGTTGTAGGATTCGTTCGCGGCTATCTGTGCCCAGGTCTCTATGAGCACGCAGTCTTCCTCGGTCAACTCAACCGTTTTTGTTTGTCCCATGACCAATGCTCCCATCTGGCCGTGTACGTGTCCATAGACCAGAAGTACCGTTCAGGCTTCCCAGTGCTCGGAGCGGTTGGCGAGCTGGCGGCTGACGTCGAAGCCAGGCTCGAAGATGAGGTAACGGTAACCAGGCGTCGGTTGGTCGGTCACTTCCCGCGGCGCGGCCGCTGGCTTCGGCTCGAACGCCTCGAAGAGATTCCAGATAATTCGCTTGAGTGTCTTCATGCCCTGATGGTACAGCCGTCCTACGGGTAAGGGAATGGGCTGAACGTCCTAGGTGAATGGGGAAATCGTACTAGGACGGCGCCGGACAAAGAAGGGAAGCCAACGCCGCCCCAGGAGATTGACTGACTTGGCCTGAGTCTACCAGTAAAAAAGGGAATTATATAGGTGACTACATTTTTTCTCTTGACAGACTAGGTGTAGTCATGTATCATAGATACATGGAGAGTACAATGAATATCAAAACGGCCTACGGCACAGTGTACGGAATCGAGACCATCGACCAAGCACAGCAAGTCCTCGCAAAGACGGAACTTGAGCGCGAGCACGAGGGATGCCCCGAATGTCGAGGTGTGCTGTCGTTGGATGCCTGCATTGATCAATTTATACGGGTAGAGCTGGCCGAATTCCGTGACCGGCGCGAAAGCGGGATGCTGAGTGGAGACTTCACGGCACGCGAGATCTACCTGGTCGCAAGATTGGATGCTTGGGCTGCTGTGCAACCCCAAGTAATCGACCCCCTGGCAGATACGGGCGCGATCTTTGGAGTTGCCTAAATGTCCCGCTCGACCATCAGCACATTTCAGTTGTTTGCGCTGTTTCCCGACGAGGAATCGGCGCGGCAATATCTGGAGGGCCGACTCTGGCCCTCCGGCCCCATCTGTCCGGACTGCAAGTCTGGCGACCGTGTGAGCGCTTTGGGCGTGTGCGCCACGCGGAAGCCCGGATACTATCGTTGCCTCGCGTGCGAATTTGATTTTACGGTCCGCACCAACACGATTTTCGAGCGGTCGAAGGTGCCGCTCCACAAGTGGCTGTATAGCATGTACTTGCTGGTAACGGCGCGGAAGGGCATCTCCAGCCTGCAATTGGCTAAGGAGATCGGAGTGACGCAAAAGACCGCATGGTTCATCCTCGGTCGCTTGCGCGAGGCTTGTGGTGGGCCGGATGGCCCGCTCGACAAGTTGCGCGGCGAAATCGAGATTGACGAATGCTTTGTCGGTGGACTCGAAGGCAATAAGCACGAGAAAGACAAACTCCATGCTGGCCGTGGGGTTGTCGGCAAAGTGGCCGTACTCGGCATGCGGGAACGCGGCGGACGGACGCGGGCTAAGGTCACAGAGATTCGCACGCTCGACGCGATCCACGGCGACATCCATGCCAATGTTGATGTTGGCTCCCAGTTGTACACCGACGATCACATCGTTTTCCAGGGCCTTGACGGGCTCTTTTATCGGCACGATAGCGTCAACCATGCGGCGGGCGAGTACGCCCGAGGCCCCGTCTCCACCAACAGCATCGAGAGCGTGTGGGCTGTGCTCAAACGCGGCCTGCATGGCGTCTATCACCACGCGAGCAAAAAACATCTGTTCCGCTACGTGGATGAGTTCACGTTTCGGCTCAACGAGAGGAACGTCGAGAATCACACGTTGGTGCGACTGGACTCGTTTGTAGATGCGATCAAGGGCAAGAGGCTCACCTATGAGAGGCTCACCGCATGAAGCAGGTGCCAGAAATCCTCGACAAAATGACTGACGCGGTGCTCGCGTACAGGCCAAAACCAAAGTCAAAGGCCGCGAAGAAACGTCGCCGAAAGGCCGCAAAAAAGGGAAGGGGTGCAAGCCGGTGATCCTTAATAACCAATGTAGTCACCTATATAATTCCCGTAAAAAAGGCTGGCCGGGTCCCTCTCCATCTCGCATCACCCAGCCAGCCTGCACCACAGGAGGAGTGATGACCGATTGCAAGTATACTTGCGGAAGTGCGAAACTGCAAGCATGAATGTCGCCCAACTGCTCGCCGCTCTGTTGCATGTCTTTGAATCCTGCCGGTTGACCGCCTACCCGGACGCTGGCGGCATTCCCACGATAGGCTGGGGCCACACAGCCGGTGTCAAGCTGGGCGATACCTGCACGCGCGAGCAGGCCGACGCGTGGCTGGCTGAAGACGCCGCGCCGCTGTTGGAGCTGGTCAAGGATGAACCGCTCGTCGCCGCAGCCGCCTGGGCGTCGTTCGGCTACAACTGTGGCCGCCACTCGTTAGAGCTCGCGCTGGCCGGGAAAGTGGATATGTTGCAATATGTCCACAACCGATACGGGAACGTGCTGGCGGGACTCGAAAGCCGTCGCCAGCTCGAGCACGCTTTAATCGTCTCCGTCAGTCCCGTCAGTGCTTGAGCGGATCGAACGAAAACCTCGCGGGTTGAGCTCTTGCAGATAAACCAAGGCGATGCGGTTGTCACGCTCTTTCTGCTTGAGTCTTTGCCGGGAGCGCCGCTTGGCCGCGCTGTTAATTCGTTTGATTTTATCTGGGTCTCTTTCTTTTCTCCGGCGCCATTGGTCCCGGCACCAAGCCGGGCGCCAAAGCCAAGCGTCAACAGTCCGCGCTCTCACACCACGCGGAACACGACGCCGTCGTACCAGATCCAGCGCGGCGTCAGCTTCGTTATCGGGGCATCGTTTCCAGCAGCGTCCTTGATGCCTTTGGAACCCACGTTATCGACGTTGAGGCTGCAAGATGTGCAGCTCTGGTCGGCGACCAGCAGGAAGACCTGGCCGGCTTGGTAAGCCGGAAGGGCGCGGTTGGGCAGCTTGCAGGTAAACTGCCCCGTGCCGTTGGTTGAGTTGCAAAAATTGATGTTGTTGTGAACCTGGTCGAGCGTGGCCGCGACGACTGAGTTGATGTCAAAGAGTATGTCTGTGCCGGAAAGCGCCGGGTTGGGCGTAGCCATTGCCATAACGCCATTACCTGACCTGATGTTGATGACACCGGCCGTGTTGATCGGCTTGCCATCCACCATGATCGTGATAGTTCCAGACGCCGCTTGAGCTGGCCCAGGTGGCGCTGGTGGCTGGGCCTTGAGCAACAGGAGCGCCGCAAAGTCCAGAATGACAGCGACTATAAGAATCTTCCAGAGAGCCATCGAATCAGCTTACTTAACAACCAGAGTAGCTTTGCCAGGAGATGCCGGCGGCGAAAAGGGAATCGTCGCGCTGGATTCAGGCGACGGAGCTGACGTACCTCCAGGTCCTATAGCGACCTCGACGTAGAAATACGTCGTTCCCTCAACGAGCGTATTCGGCGGTGTCCCGTTGTCGACGAAGCTGTAGGTGGTTTGGCCGGCTACGAAAGGCACGCTTCCAATACAGACCGTACATGGCGCGGTGTTGCTGGTCGGAACTACAGGCTCACCGCCTGACGTGGTGGCCCGCAGAATGCCAAAGCTGGTCACTGCGCCGCCGCCAACGCCGGCTGGAAAGGTCAGTGTAACTGAGTGAGCGCTCTGGCCCCGAGCCACGCCCACGAGCGAGAACAGAATTGCAGCCAGGCAGAGCAGCGAGCTTAGGCTGTATGGCGCGCGATTGATGAGTTTGTTGGTCATGTTTTCGGTAACTCCTCGATCTTGAAAGTGGCTTTCAGGTCAGCGAAGGACTGATATGCCGCAACCTGATTATTCACGGCTTTGGTGAGCGTGGCGGTGTCGTAGGTCAACACCTTACCCTGGGACTTCAGGATCTCCTGGGTGAGGGCGAGAGCCGCCTCGAAGCCTTCTTGAGCCAGTTGCAGCTTCGCCGCGCCGCCTCCAGTTGGACTTTGCAGCTCACCCGTCTGAATCGCCGTCTGGGTAGCCGACACGAAACGGTCAACGGCAGCGATCGGCACAGCGAACTGAGGAAATGCGATCTCGGCGATAGGCGCAGCGATATGCTCGGCCACGCCTAGTACATGGCCGATTCCCTTCAGGATAGAGACAAATGACGGCACGAGAGCTTTAGACCTTTGCGGCCGCGGACACTGTCGGCATGTTTGCAAGCTGCCGCAAGGCCAGGCCAGGCCCTTCCGCAGAGCCGTAGATTTGCGACTTGAAACTGATCATGGCCGTAACGCCGTTCGTGTCATCGAGCAAACCCTCAAGCGTGGCGACCACCTGAGGGTCGGTGACGCCGACCAAAACTACCACCAGCGCTACCGGGTCATCATAGGTAACATCATACTTCGCCAGATCAGCGACGGGGATGAGACCTTGTGTGGGTGATGGGAACTGAGGCGTTCCGCCTGAGGATTGGCCGCCCTCCGGCGCGACATAAAGCCCTTGGACCATTTCGCCAGCGGCCTTGAACCGTTCGGCTTGTTTGAGTCCTTGATTGACGCTGCGGTTCTGTGCCGCCGCGATTCCACTCCACGCTAGTCCTGTTGGAACACTCATGATTTGTCTCCATTTGTGGCGCGTCGGCGGTCGGGCTCAATGCCTTCGGCGAGCGACGGATCAGAGGCCAGCTCTTTGAGGGTCCGCTGAACGGAAAACGCAAGAAACGCACCGATAGTCGTATCGTGTTTCAGAACGAGACGGCGTATGCGCTGGTGCTGGTTGGTTGGAAGCTCAGTGCTGACCTTGACCGTGTCCACTGGGCTAGAGTCTACAACAATGCCGTGCAGTTGCGCAACTGCGCTAATTGACCGTCACAGCCGTAACCACAGTGATGGTCCAGTCAGTGATCGGACTTATGCCACCGCCAGTGACCAGGATGCGCAGGATGTCACCCAGAAACACTCGAATCGTCTGGGTCGCGTAAGCCGTGAACTGCCCGGACGCACCGGCTGGAACAGTAGTAGCCAGGATTCCGTTGGTGTTCTGGAGCAATACAATCCCAACGTCGCCGGTGTTGGCGCGTGAGCTCGGTACTTGAATCTGCATGTACAGCACGATCTCGACGGCTTGCTGCACGGTCGATTCCTGGGGCGTCTCGTAGCCTCCGGTAACGCCTGGATTCGTGATGCCTGGATAGCTCGGAGCCAGCAGGAAGGAGTACACGCTGCGGTTGGTCGGCTGTGGCTGCTGCGACCGGGCCACGAGCGCCGCAAAGAACTGGGTCCAATCGCCCAGATATTCGCCGCTCTGGAGCTGCACGGTGTACTCGAAAAACGTCGCATCGACGTCTCGCATCTGCACTTGAAGAATGACGCAATCTTTGTTGATGGCCGGATTGCTGATATGAACCGTCTGTGTCTGGCCAGCGATCAAGCCGTCCTGTCTGGTGATATAGCTCACCGTGAACGGAATACCTGAAGAACCGTAGCGCGAGAGCAATGCCTCGGCGTAGGCGAGTTGGGCATCTGGGTCCGTCATCGTGTTCGGCGCGTCCTGCACGTCCTCATAGATGCCTGTGCCGCCCTCAACCGCAGCGCGCGCCGCGATCTGGGCGTTATCTTGAACCCAGACGATCGGTGAGAGCGTCGTCGGATAGCAGACTTCGAGCACGTCGGAGGATGTCAGGACAGGACGGAAAACCGTGCTCTCGACAAAGTTACCGCCCGGAAAGCCACCTTGTGGTGGGTCCCACAAGAACTGCGCGCCGGCGCTCGAAGGCAGACTGATGTCAAGCAGGCTAACGACTTTCTGGGCAACGCCGTTGACCGTGACAGTCGGCGTCGCGTTGATCGGGTACAGAGTGAAAAACACCGTGCGGATGCCGTCAGGCGGCTGCGGCGAGCTCGGGTAGGGTCCAGGGTTGGCCGTCGAGAAGATGTCACACCATAATGGATTCTGTTGTGTCGTGTTGCGGACGCCTTGCCGGTTCCGATAGGTGCCGCGGTCGAAGGTGACCACGAGAGACA